CTCTGCAACTTTGAGACCGAAGCAGATGTTTAATCCAACTCAAGAGGAATAGTTGGAACCATTTAGTCGCTCGTGCGTCCGATGTTTCAGGTGGCGCAGAAGGTACACGGTCGTTATTTGACGACAAAGCGAATATAGAGCATCGTAGGGGAAACGTCAACACTATGAATGAAGAAAATCAGGAAATTATCGAGAAAGTTCTAGCCTATAAGCTGGAGGAACATCCGACGTTGCCGGCTCCGAATAAGCGGCAGCGCCTGGAGATGATCGAGAACATTGGCCCTGAGAAGGTGCTTGATCTGTTCCTGATGCGGGAGAACAAGATTAAGGCTGAGCAGAACGATCCGATGCGCTATGGCCACGAGCTGCCGCACTGGCCCGATGCAGATAAGCTGCTAGACCGCTATAATGAGCTAGTCGTCCTTGGGGGAAACCGCTCCGGTAAGACCGAGTTCGCCGCCAAACGGATGGCTGAAGCTTTCATTGGCACTGACCTCAACGGCCATACACCCGACTGGATCAAGGAACGTCACGGGAAACGCAACATCCGCATCTGGTGCCTGCACACTACCCACATGACCAGTGTGTCCGCCCAACAGAACGTCTTCTATAAGTACCTGCCGCCGGAGATCCGCAACATCAAACGTACTAATCATACACAGATTAGTTTTAGCCAGAAGAACGGCTTCAGCGACAATACGGCTGTGTATATGGGCAACCAGATCTGGTTCCTCAACTACGCCCAGGACATTAAGGTCGTCGAAGGAGGTGAGGTGGACTACGTCTGGTGCGACGAACTTGTCCCACAGAACTGGCTGGAGACGCTGCGCTACCGTTTGGTCACTCGGTCCGGCAAGCTGATCGTCACCTTTACGCCGGTGCAAGGCTACACCCAGGTGGTGAAGGAGTACATCAACAGCAGCAAGGTCACCGTTAGCCGCAAAAGTCCATTATTACCCAATAACAATGTTCTAACGGTTCCCAAGGGTGAGATGCCCTACATGGCGGAGAACCTGTATGGCCGGCATGCCTGTATCTGGTATCATACGGAACTTAACCCGTACAACAACTGGGAGCGCATGAAGCAGGAGCTTTCGGGGCGCTCTAGCCACGACATCAAGATCCGCGCTTATGGTTGGGCAGATCAGACGGCTGGCTCCGAATTTCCCATGTTTGGTGACCATAACCTGTGGAAAGGTGACGCGGAGGACGTTATTCCTGACGGAAGTAACTACATGGCTGTCGATCCGGCTGGGGCGCGAAACTGGTTCATGCTCTGGGCTAGGGCAGACAAGCACGGTATACTGTGGGTCTACCGTGAGTGGCCCGACCAAAGCTACGGTGAATGGGCATTACCTAGCGACAAGGCCGACGGTCGAGCTGGGCCGGCACAGAAGGCTGGTGCTGGACGCGGGGTGAACGAGTACACTGAGCTTATCTGGAGCCTGGAGACTGCCGGGGACAAGCGCGAGATGATCGTGGACCGTTGGATTGACCCAAGGACTGCCGGCACAGAGACGATCACTAAGGACGGTGGCGTCACTGTGCTTGACCTGCTTAGTCAGGCTGACAATCCGCTCATCTTTACGCCCGCTGCAGGCCTGCCAATTGAGGAGCGGGTGCTATTAATCAATGATCTTTTGTCATGGGATAGAGAAAAACCAATGGTAAAAGGTGAAAACCACCCAAAACTAATGGTACATGAGTCTTGCCAGAACTTGATTTATAGTTTAAAGGAATGGACTGGACAAGATGGACAAAAAGGTGCTAGTAAAGATCCTATCGACGCTTTAGGGTATATGGTTGTGATGCAGCCGCAATACTTTGGCGGCTTGGATTGGGAAAAGCAATCTAAACGAATGTCTATGACCGGAAGTTATTAAATATGATATCGCCAGTTGATCCTTTAGCTATTGCTTCTGATACGCCTGACATTGGCGAGCTATTGAGCGAGTACAACCGCTCGATGATTAACTCGTCACAGGGCAACTTGGTGACTAAGTTTGATAACATCCGTTTTGCTCGCTGGGCAGGACAGACTGACGACGGCAAAAAGCACAGTACAGCGCGCCCCGAGGGCAGCCCGGCATGGCCGTTTGAAGGTGCGAGCGATGTTCGCAACCGCCTAATCGACTCGTCCTGCAACGAACTTTCTGCGCTACTGGTAACCGCCTTTCAACGTGCAACCATTAGAGCATCTGGCGTCACACTCGACGATGCGCCGATGAGCGGCATTGCAACGAACCTTTTGCACTGGATTCGTGACTCTAAGATGCCGCAGGAGTTGCGTAAAGAAGCTGAACTTGGCGCTCAGTACGCTTTGCAGTACGGTTGGAGCGCATTTTTCGTAGGCTGGCAGCAGAGTATTAGCAAGCGCACACAGGAGATCACCGCTGAAGAACTTTTCCAGATGGCTGCGCAGGCACAAGGGTCAGTCTTGGCTGAGTTGCCACAGATGATCCTCGACGCCCCCGACCAGGCTGCTGCGATCATTCAAGCTGCGATCCCTGACCTTGATGCTTCGGAAGCCAAGCGCATGGTCAACGAGATGGCTACGACTGGCCGTGCGACGTATGACCAAGAGTACGTCAGCCGCAATCTTCCCGAGATCGTTGCGCTTAAGCCTTGGGATGAGATCATCGTTCCACCAGAGACGGCTGACTTGCAGCGATCACGGGTCATTTACCGTAGGACATGGATGTCCGAGGTTGAGTTGCGCGAGAAGATCACTACGGAAGGCTGGGATCCGGCATGGGTTGAGCGTGCGTTGCAACAGATCGGCAAGAGCAGCACGTTCTACAACATCAACCTGCTGCCGACAACGACCATGTTGGTTTACAACGGCGTAAACTACATGAACATGGTGGAGGTTGTTTATGCTTACACGAAGAGTCTCGACGGAAAAGCTCCCGCCATCTACTTCACCGTTTTTTGTCCGCAAGCCGCGTCCAATCGAAAAGAAGATGCAGCCTCGTGGGCTATCCATCAGCGACTTGATTACGCTCATGGCGAATACCCGTTTGTGGAATTCCGTCGTGAACAGTTGCGCCGCGCTATTACTGATACTCGTGGTATACCCGAACTGGCTGTCACTGATCAAGACGAGATCAAGGCGCAACACGATTCCATTCGGGATCACACTGCCTTCTCGACTCTACCTCCCATCAAGGTCGTTAAACGAATTGGTGCCATCAACAAGGTGGGCCCAGGAGTACAGCTCCCTGTCGTAAGTCCGACCGACTACAGCTTCATGGAGCCGCCGGCACGCGAGCCTACGGTGGCGTTTAACTTGATCAACCGCGTCGAGGCCAACCATGCTGCTTATTTTGGCACGATCAATCCAGTCGTGCCGCCAGCCAAGACCCAGATGCTCCAGCAGTTGCTGGTCAATAGCTGGTTGCTTAGCTGGCGCAGCATTTACCGGCAGATGTTTGCTCTGTGCTGCCAGTACATGAGTCCAGAGGAGATCATGCGCGTCACTGGCGGGCAACTGCCGCAGACCATGTCTGAGATACACAACGAGTTTGACCTTAACGTCCGCTTTGACGTGATGGACATGGACAAAGAGTACATCGCGCAGAAAATCGACTTCCTCACGAAGGTTGCTCAGTTGGACACTGGTGGTGTGTTAAACAGAACACGGCTGACCGAGATGATGATCCAAGCTATCGCGCCTGAGATGGCAAGCGAGCTTATCGTGAATCAACAACAGGCCAGTGTGCAGATGTTCAAGGGTGTGCAGAGTGACATTGGCAACATGCTGCTCGGCAACGAGGCGCTCTACCAAGAGAACGATCCAGCCGCGCAGACAAAGCTGCAATACGCGCAGCAGGTGATGCAATCCAACCCGAAAGCGCAGGCTGCTCTACAGCAGGATGAGAACTTCCGGGCGCTCTTTGAGAACTACGTTAAGAGCCTTCAGATGTCTGTTATGCAACAGCAAAACGCGCAAGTTGGCCGGATTGGTGTAACTCCTGTATCTCAACAATGACGGAAAATCAAAAGGACGCCTTTGGCTTTTCAGGGAAGAACTCCGTTTGGAGCGAGGTGCTAAAAGTTATTGAGCAGTTACAGGAGCAACATTGGATGCTTGCTATAAGTAAAGACTGCAAAGGAGAAGATAGGATACATGCAGCAGGGCAGGCTGACGGAATTAATCTACTTTTGAGCACACTTATTGAATTAAGAAAACAAGCTAGAGAATTAAACGGCTTGACAACAAACGAAGATTTGGCATAACGCTAAAAGCGGGCTAACCAGCGTTACTGGTTTGATTAAATAAGGACTTGCTACCTATTAGCATGAACGAAACACAATCACAGCCTGACGCCGGGAGTCAGGAGGCAGGCAGTACACCCGTTGCATCAAAACTCGGTTTGCTGGACCAGCAAAGTCTTAGTGACCTGCTCAAGTCTGGTTTCCTTGACGAGAAGGAGGCGACTCCCGCCAAACAGGAGCAGGCAGAACCTGAAGCAGAGACTGAAGAGCCAATTGTGGACTCGGAAGCTGAAGCACAGGTGGAAGCCGATCAGCCCATTGAAGAAGAAGCTGAAGCTGAAGAAAGTTCGTTAAGCAAAGGTGTCCAGAAGCGCATCAACAAGTTGGTTGCTGCGAAGAAGGCCGCTCAAGCTGAACTGGAAGCGCAAAAGTCACGTTTGTCTGAACTGCAAAAGGAACTGGAGACTGCGAAGTCCTCGGTGCCGGCAAGACAGGTGGACGTATCTGATGTTGTCGAGCGTTTGTCTACACTTGAACAAGTAAAGGAAGAGCGCCAGAGAGCGTTGGATGTCATTTTGTGGTGCGAAGAGAACCCGGATGGTGGAGTCATTACCCTGCCCGATGGCACGGATAGAGACCTTACCGACCAGGAAGTTCGCAGCATGAAGAGACTGGCGATTCGGCGCAAGGAAATCGAGCTACCAGCCCGCGAAGAGTATCTGCAACAGCAGACCTACGTCGAGGGTGAAGTGGTGAAAGACTTTCCTTGGTGGAGCAAGCCAGAGACTGAGGAGTATCAAACTGCTCAACAGATTCTGCGTGAGTTTCCAGAGCTGAAGAAGCGCCGGGCAGATTGGAAACATGTAGCTGGATTATTAGTTATGGGAATCAAAGCCTACGGCGAAAAGAAAGCACAGAAGAAACCAACTGCACCGATCAAACGCGCCCCTGCTCAACCGTCGATTAAGGCGGCACCTGCAAGGACGACCCAGACGGACCTTCAGAAGGCCAAGCAATCGTTCATTCGGAACAATTCAAGAGATGGGATGACTGACGTAATCAAAGCAATGGGACTTGTGTAAGTCCTTAACAATCAAACGCAGTTTACTCTTACTTATGGCTATTCTTACTGAACCCCAACTTAGCGGTCGCGGTCTACGCGAAGACTTGATGGACATGATTGCGCTCGTTGACGCAAAGGACACTCCTTTTACGTCGATGGCTCGCAAAGGCAGCAAGCCCGGGAATATGTACTTCCGCTGGCAGTCTGACTCGCTTCCTACCCCTCAGGTAGGCGGTGTGGTTGACGGCACGGACGTTTCCACCTACGACAACTACGTCGTTGGCTACCGCGCTGAACTCGCCAACTACGCGCAGGTTTTCCGGCGTGCAGTGCGCGTGTCCCGCCTCACTCAGGACATCGCTGATGTCGCAGGTGTGCGTGACGAACTGGCTGACAACGTCAGCAAGGGGATCACTGGCATCAAGCGTGACATGGAAGCGACCTTCACGTCGAACCAGCTCTCGCAGCAGGACAACGGCACGACTCAGGCCTACCGCACTGCTGGTGTGCAGACCTGGATCAGCAACGCTGGTACTGGTACGCCAACTCCCGGAGACATCCCTTCGATCTTCCGTACTCCTACGACCTCGATCCTCACTGGTGCATCCAGCGGGTTGACGGACGCAGGTGTGCAGGGGCTTCTGAAGTCGATCTTCGACCAGACTGGCCACTACACCAGCTTCGACGCCATCGTTGGAACGGACCTGAAGCGCGCCTTCACCGGCCTGCTCGGGACCACGGCTCTGACCACGGTCAGCAACTCCAGCAACACGCTTGCTGCTGGTGCGACCAAGGTGCAGACCTTCCAGCGTGACGCTGCTGCTGACACCTTCATCCAGAGCTTGGACGTGTTCCAGGGTGACTTCGGAACGGTGCGTCTGCATCCTTCCACGTTCATCGGAACTGTGTCTGGCACTAGCTGGACGCCTACGCCCTACAAAGGTCTTGTGCTTGACATGAACCTCATCGAGGTTCGCTACGGCGGTAACGTCGCTAACGTCACTGC